CAACAGCTATACAAACACAAGTGATGGATATGTTTGACTCCAAATACTCGCACATGAGTAAACAAGACAAGATAAACGAAGCTAGGCGAATCACATCTAAGCCAGGTCAGAGTGGCAGTGCAATGGCTGCACTATGGTTAAAGTACAATGCCCCAGCGAAATAAATTAACACAACTTGTAAGCTTACTACAACGTGCCAATACAGCAACTAAACCTGCAAGGCAATTTGCAGGCAACGCCGGCATGACTGGACTACAGGGTGTGTCGGCAATGGGAGCCGGGCAGGCATTTGCCCCAAGCAAGTCTTTAGAGCAAGGCATTCACTACATGATGCCCGGCACGTATTTAGACATGGCCGCAAATGGAATTGGTGGGAGAACGGGTGCTTCAATTACAAAAGCAAAAGGTACATGGGAAGACGTAATAGCAAAAGGCAGGGAAATCTTAGACCCTTATGCGGCTCGTGACCTATTCCATAGTGCATATGACCCAGAAGGTAAATACGCGGCTGCAACTCGTGGTCTTGCTGACGTCTTAGATGTACCAGCACAAACAGTTATGGATACCGCATCATTACCGATACCTGGATCGATGCCATTTCTATTAAAGGCAAATGCTGTTAATAAACTCGCAAACGTTGTAACAAGGGACGTTAACCTTCCAGGTATTAATTCACCTGATCGATACAAAATTCCAATCCATCATGGTGCCGACGAGGCATACGACGACTATGACAGAGAATATAACCAAGGCGTATACGAACACAATAAAAACGTCAACCTTGGGCATGACAATGCTGATGAAGTATGGAGGCTTGCGCAAAAACGCGCAGCAGAACTGTCAGCAATTACATCAGGCATTGTTCGAGAAGGTAAGCGTACAGGATTGTCTGTAAAGCAAATAGAAGCACGCATAAAAGATGCAAAACGTAAGTATGGCGCAACTGGCGCTGACGTTTTAAGAACAGGCGTAGAGTTTGGAAGTATGCCGAAAGATTTCACAAGTCCTGAAAATCAAGTGCAAGCCACAAACATTACTGGTGGAAAACAAACAGGATACGGTTACAACAGTTGGGACAGACGGCGGTAATATGACTTTATGTCAGAGATTACAGTTATCGACGGTAAGCGTTATAAGATTAATGGTTCGACAAAAACAAAGTTATGCAATGGCATCGTAGTTGAAGATGCACTAAGTGGCACAACTAGGCACTGTAATGCGCGTGCAATGAAAGGCAGAGATTACTGCCAGTATCATGGTGGTAAATCTTTAATAGGACCAGCACACCCAAATTTTATAACGGGGTTGCAAAGCAATAACCGGAAGCGTTTTAGTACAGTTGGTCAAAAGTTGCTGGAGCGAATTGAAGAATTACGTGAAGACGTAGACCTATTCAGCCTGAAAGACGATGCCGCATTTATTACGGCCATTATGGACAAGCGTGCGGAAGCCGCTTCTGAAGGTGTTGGGATTGACCAATACAAGAAAGTTCAAGCGGCTTATGGCTTAGCTCACAGCAAATTAGGTAGTCCAGACTTTGTAGACGCTTTTGAGCAAATTGGAGACGTACTTACAGATACCCTTTCAATGTATGACGCAAGTCGTGATGTCATTGAATTAATTGACAAACGCGTAAGTATTGTTGAAGCAGAACAAAGAATGATGCACGCGAAGGCGTATACTCTGGAAATTGACCAGGCATTTTCGTTGGTCATGCAGGTGTTGGAAATTGTCAAAGATAATGTGCGGTCGTCAGAAGAACTGATTGCCATACAAGCAGGATTTCAAAAGTTACTTAAGGTTTATCAGTCGCCTGATGAAGAGGTTCTTGACGCGGAGATTATAAGTGAATCTTAGAGACCTAGAGAAACTAACGCCTAAACGATTTAAGCAATTTGCACGACCAGATAAGCCGTTGGCAAATGCGTTATTGGAAGCAATGGACGCTAGGCTAAAAGATATTATTGACACGGGTGACTACAACAGCGGGAGGGCATATTCCATTAACGGCGCCGAATTAGACTATCAAAAATGGCTTAGGACATATGCTCCACACGCGGCAAGTTCAGGGCTAGGTGAACATCACAAACGCGCTTGGGAGTGGGCTGAGAATATTGCTCAGGGTGAGCCACCTCCAGCGCTTATTGAGTGCTGGTTTCGTGGAGGAGGTAAGAGTACCACAATGGAACTTATCTCTGCCCGTATTGCCGTTAAGGGGTCAAGGCGGTTCCTCCTCTATGTATGTTCAACACAAGAAGCGGCTGACCGTCACGTAACAGACATTGCGACTACGATGGAACGATGTGGCATTGAAAGGGCTATGAACCGGTATGGCTTTTCTAAAGGCTGGAATGCATCAAAGCTCAGGACTGCTAACGGGTTTAACGTATTGGCTTTTGGCCTTGACACTGGTGCTCGCGGTGTTAAGTTGGATCACCTACGGCCTGATTTTATTATTCTGGATGACATTGACGAACTTGACGACAGTGTTACTCGAGTGGATAAAAAAATTGCGACAATAACGCAAACAATTCTTCCTGCAAAGTCAAACGACTGCGCAATCGTATTTGTGCAAAACCGCATTCACGCAAACTCCGTAATGAGTCAAGTCATCTCTGGTGAACTTGACATGCTCCAAAACCGAATCCAAAGCCCAATCGTCCCAGCGGTTATCGATCTTCGATACGAACCTATTGAAAAAGAGAACGGTCGTATGGGTTACAAAATTACTGGTGGCACAGCATCTTGGGAACACAAATCACTTGAAGTCTGCCAGCGTGAAATCGATGACTATGGACTCATTTCGTTTTTGCGCGAATGCCAGCATGACGTTGGTGTTGGCGGACGATTCTTCCCTGAATTTAAACAGCATGATGAAAAGGGTAACCCTTGGCATGTTGTAGACATTGTCGATGTCAAGCCGTGGTGGCGCGTGTGGGCGTCGCATGACTTTGGAACCAATAGTCCTGCGGCATTCTTGTTATATGCATCCGACGATTTGGAGAACGTCTATGTCATTGGTGAAGTTTATAAGAATGGAATGGTATCTAGCCAACAAGCCGACGCCGCGTTGGAGTTACTGCGAGCTAGAGACATGGCCGCTCCTGTGGATAAAGATATCCCAGGAGGAGTCTGGAACACCAAACTAGAAGCCATTGCATTTGACTGGGGTAACACATTCCCTCCAGAGAAATACGACCAGCGCATCGGAGAGTATCCAGTCGAAGTCTGGTGGCGTAAAGGCCTTCCGGCAGTACGTGCTGTCAAAGACCGAAAGGCTGGCTGGAGGCGTCTCAAAGAATGGTTTGCTGCTACGCGCATGACTGATGGCGTTGTGACACCCCGGTTCCGTATTTTGAGGAACAGTTGCCCTAACCTTATTCGTGAAATAGAAGGCGCAATGGCTGACCCTAAAGACCCAGAAGATCTCGACAATGGAACTAAGAGCGACCACGCTCTTGACTCATGTCGTTATGGGGTTATGTGGCGAGAGTATCCTGTTCGATGTGACGAGGTTATTCTGAATCCTAAGACAAAGCCACACTGGTTGAAAGAGGCTAAGAACGAGGATTACCTATGATTGTCCTTGCCATTCTTGCGTGTTTTCTTCTTGCTGGCTCAGTAGCATTGCAATTTACAATATACTTGTATTTAAAGTCATTGGTTAAAACGCCCTGGTATTACAAGGAAAATAGGTATTTGTGATGGATATTCGTGAAATATTGCAAGCTGCTATACAGCGTACGCAACAACCAAAGATGACTGCATTACAAGCACCACAAGCAAAAGGGCAAGTAGGAAGCTTTGATGTAGAGAATCTCCTACTGAATAAAGACGATGACTTGTCTATTGACCATAGCAAGTCTGAATGGAGAGTCAGTCCGGAAAACGATAAAGAAGATGCATTAAAAGTTGTTGCACATGTCAAAAAACAATTCGACATAGCATACACATCACGGCTTGAAATGGAACTTGAGTGGACTCAAGCCCTTGCATTTTTTGAGGGTAGGCAATGGTTTAGGATTAATAGCCAGACTCGAAACTTGGTAAATCTGCAAAACCCTAACGAAGCTGCTCGATACGTTACCGTAAACAAAATGCGTCCACTGATTGACGGCGTAGTTGGAAAACTTACACAATGCGCCCCAGATGCGCGAGCAGTGCCACTCTCTTATAGCGAGTTTGACCAGAAGGCTAGTGAGGAAGCAAACTTCATAGCTGGTCATTACACTAGGAAGTTTGGCAGAGAAACGCAAACTAAAGAGCGCGTGCGCTGGGCCTGCGTGACTGGTACTTCGTTCGTTAAGGTGTGGTGGAATGCTAAAGCCGAGCAAGTGGTTCCCGAATATTCAATCATGGATGGTTCTGTCACAGGTTTTAAGTCAATGGCGATAGGAGATGTTGAAGAGCAGATTATCCCATGCTTCAACGTCTATTATGATCCAGTAGCTCAAACAGATGATCAAGTCAGGTGGCTTATCCATGCATGTATTCGTCCTTTATCTTGGTTTGTTGACAGTTATGGTGATGCTGGTAAGAAGGTGGTTCCGGATGCTATTGCTGGAGATAATGCGGGTTATGTGGATTCGTATCTGGAAGGCTTAGGTAACACAGGATACGGATGGGTTCAACCATCGTCAGCACGATTGAATAACTCAGATCACAAGCGTAAAGCGGCTGTTGTGTATGAGTACTGGGAAAAGCCAACCGAACAATACCCTAATGGGCGATTCATTGTAAGCACCAACAGTGCGTTGCTTTATGCCGGAGAATGGCCATACGAAAAGAAAGACGAGTTTCCATTCATTGCACTTCGATGGCAACCTCGATCTGGCACGCCATATGGTCACAGTCTCGGCTTTGACTTATGCCCACTACAATTGACCTACAACCGTTTGTATTCACGTGCTGTAGAGCAGTTTGAAACCACTAAAGACTATGTTATGGTTGAGCGCAATAGCAACATTGGGGCTGATGCATTCAATAATACTAGCGACGATATTGAAGACAAAAACCGCACATACAGAAAAGTGTACTTTAACAGAGGTACGCATCCTCCACAGATTATGCGTGCACCTGGTGTCAGCGGAGACCTATTCCCGTTTATGCAGACCGTGGAAAAAGACATGATGGATGTCGCTGGACTCCATGATGTTTCGCAAGGTCAGGCTCAAGCGGGTACTCCTGCTGAGTCGGTTAAGTTACTTCAGCGTGCGGACAACACTCAGCATTCGTATATTCGCGCTGACATTGAGATTAGCATTGCAAAGATCAAAGAGTGGGAGATTGCTCTTGTCAAAGAGTTTGCGCCTGCTCCATTTGTAGGTAGCGTTGATGACCAGATTAATAGTAAGTCTCCAGCACAACAAGGGATTGTAGACTTCCAAGCTATACGTGAAGGCGGTCTGTATAAGGTCGTTTATGTACCTGGGTCATCGCAAGAAGATAGCCCTGACCAGAAGTTACAGAAGATTGCAGCGCTACGTCAAATGGGATTGTTTGGTGACCCGGCTGACCCAGAAACCAATGCGTTGGTAGTCAAGATGTTGCAGTTGCCAGAAACTGGTGAAATCCTTGAGCATCTTGCGCGACAAGCTGAAAAACAACAGATGCAACAACAGCAGATGATGGAGATGCAACAACAACAAATGATGGCTCAGCAACAGCAACCTCAAGGTCAACAGTATGACCCAGAAGCTGAAGGTCATCGAGCAGAACTAGACATGCAAAAGCAAACCACGCTGGCTGAACAAAAAGCACAGATGGAGCAAGCAAAGATGCAAATGCAAAGCCAACAGAAGCAAGAAGAGTACGCTGCGCAAAAAATTGCAGACATAAATCATGCTATGGCGATGCAAGCAGTTTCTCCGGAACCAACACAAAGTTCTACTTCCGGAGGAAAGCAGAAGCCACGACCTGCAAACAAAAAATAAAACTGTTGTGGTAAAGTAAGGAAAACAACTAATGTCTGACGAGATGGTGATGCCAACTCCCGATTCACCAGCGGGAGCGTCTGACGCCAACCTTGGTGGAGCTTTTGCTGAATTCATTCAGGACGCCGCCGGTCCTGAAGGTGGTGCGACAGGGGCGTTAAACGCAGATACAGTCAGCAATGCTAGTGCGGATGATGTCATTAACGAGTTGCTTGGCCTAGAAGGTGACAAGCCCGGTAGTGTCCCGTACGAGCGGTTCCGAGAGGTCAATGAGCGCGCAAAGCAAGCCGATGCAACATCTAGTGAACTAGGTGATTGGAAAGGCGTTATCGATGAATTGCGTTCCCAAGGTTTTAACAACGCGGCTGATGTCCAAAAAGCCCTTGCTGAGCAACAAATGCAAATGCAAGAGCAGGAAATCAGAGATCGTTACGAACGGCTTTCGGAAGCAAACCTCGTTGATGCGCAGAGCGCGTACGCACAGCAAGAAGCTGAAATCATGCGTCTTCGCTACGAGCGACAGATGGGTGAAGTGCAACAGTTTATGCTTGATAAGCAGATGACTGAAGCGATAACTCAGTATCCTCTTGCTAAGCGGTCGCCAGACTTAGTTGCGAGTCTAGTGCAGTCAGGCGTAAGCCCATCACAAGCTGCACAACAGGTTCACAACATAGTCAAGGCTACTGCCCAAGCTTTACTCCCAGATTTGACTAACAGGTTAAACAAGGGTGGATCAGTTACTCCAATGAATAGCGGAAGGACTCCAGCGCCAGCTGCACAGCCTCAAGCTGCACAACGAGGACTATCTGCCATTTCGCAACTGCTAGGTATATCTAAAGACTAGTAAATAAAGGACAAACAGTATGGCAATTGACTTTAACGGAGCGCTGACACTTGCAGACTATGCAGCCATCTCCAACGACAATCTTGTAAAAGAGATTACAAAAAGTTTGCATAAGACGTGGAATGCGCTTAAGGATATTCCACTTCACACTAGCCCATCCCTCCGCCAGGTCGGAATGCGCTATCTCAACGCTAACATCCCTGCCCCTAACTGGACTGGTATTAACTCGGAGCCAGTCGCGTTCCGCAGTAAGCCTAAGTCTTACGAAGAGCAGTTGTACCTTGTGCGTAACAAGTTGACCGTTGATCGACGTTTGCTTAATCAGCCAAACTCCATCATCGACCCAATTGAAGCACAGGTGCAAATGTTCCTGGAAGGTTTCGCCTACGATTTTAATGATAAATTCATTAATAATGATCCGTCGGTGTCATCC